GAAAACATACCACCACAAACCTTAAAATCGCCCTCAATGACTCCGGCTTCGTCTTTGCTCTTCTTCCAAAAATTGTCAAGTCCCATATCGTTCCCCTTATGTATTATATAATAACACATATACTTGGAGTTGTCAAATAAAAATATCCCTCTTACTGAAAAGAGGGATATTTGTTGGTTTACTAGATTATTGACTTAAGGGCAATATACCTATCAATATCTGGATGGTAAAACAGAAATTTTTCTTTTTACTCCGTGAGAACCAAACTAATTACTTATTATTGAATTATTGAGAAAAATCCTGCTAATTCAAAACAGCAAAATCATAACCATTTGACCAGGCCTTAAACTTGGTCTTTACTTCTGGATCTGTAATGATGTCAAGTATTTTATTAATATTAACTTCATTAGCCATAAATGCATTCTTACCTATAGCATCTTTGACAGCTTGGTATGTCTTGTCGTCAAACTTCTTGCGGAAATTGGAAAGATGAATCTTTTTCAATTGATTACCCTGAAAATGTATTTAGCGTTTCTGCTGCTTTTATTTTAGATTTTTTTTTGCTATTTGTCAATAGGTTTGTAATTCACATACCTAAAAAATATTGTCAAAAAAATCCCTTCCAGAAAACACTACTAAACTGGAAGGGATGAGACTCACTCTGTTTTGATTATTTATCCTACCCCAAAGGCAAGTCAGAGTGAGAAAACTTTAAATCGCCATATTCTTCTTGATATGCTTTAAGTGCTTCAATTGCAAACTGAAAGCCAGAAAGTTTGTCCATAACTTGAGCATAAATATGATTGATACCGTAAAATTCCATCCACTCATTTTCAGTGTAATTAAAAGTGATGGTGACAGCAAAATTATCAAGACTTGTGCAAATCATCTGGTAACGCAGTTTGATTGGATATAATTTATTTAATTCATCCACTCTGTCTTTGATTTTATTTGCTTGTGTTAATGTCATAGTGTTTAATTAAAAAGGAGAGGACAGGATTCGAACCTGCGAACGCTTTCACGTTAACTGTTTTCAAGACAGTCGCTATCGACCACTCAGCCACCTCTCCAACAAATCTATTATACCTCATCCTCGATAAACTTGATTACATCATCACGTAATTCAATTAGCATTTCATCACAGTAATCAAGCTTCTCAGCCAGCATATCAAACAATTCTGCATCAGCCAAGAGCATTCGAAATCCTTCAAGAATTACAAGTAAATCATGCTCGGTTTTCTCAGATAAATAATTCAATGTGTCTTTGGGCATTTTATTTCCTCGAATCATTATATCACTATGAATTCACTTGACAAGTCCTCTTTTTCAACAGGCTTTTCAGTGACAAAATAACTATCTCGATTTACCCAATGAAAACCGGGAATGATAGCATGAGTATCTTCAGCCCATACCATTGTCCAAACATTTTCTGGATTTTGCTTTTTCACAAATTCCCATTGGTCTTCTTCAGTGTAATCAAAAACACATCCCTCAAAAGAACCATATTCTTCAAATTTGTTCTTGATAGGATTATATTTCTCAACCCATTCGTCAAAGGTTTTTACTCTCTTAAGTGACAGAATGTTCATCTCTGTCACTTCGCAAATACCAACCTCGTAATTTCCAATGAACGTATTAATAAATTCTTCAGCAATCAGTTTGTCCTCTGTATTGTTTGTTTGGACATAACCATTCTTTTCAACATTTATGATTGGCTTGCTGGGGTATTTCCAACTAAACTTAACATTGACTTCGTAGGTGGGAGCAATAGTAGTGTTTTCCATATACTTTTATATCACATTAGATTACTGCTTGCAAATTTTATTTTAAGTAAGGATTGGGGTTATAATATTATAACCCCATAAATAAGAAAATCCCCTTCTTGTCGGAGAAGGGGATTGGTTTCACTTGTGGAGATAAGACAAGTGAAATGGGTCGGGTGGGATTCGAACCCACGACCAATGCCTGTTTAATCTAATTTAGATTCGTTTTGCCACTCTGATTCATAATTCCAATTTGCTTCACTGTTGTAGGTATAATTGTGAACAAGCCATTTTGTTGTTTTATCATAAATGATTACTTTAACAAAACCTAATTTTTCAGCTTCTAAATAATATAAAGCATCTTCTTGCTTTGAATGATGCCATCGTAACCATCCACTATTATCACCAAGCCAAGCATCAACTTTAATTAATAAAATTCTATCACTTTTTTGAACAACACTGACTTTTCCAAAAATATCTGCTTTAATTAACTCTCTTTTGATGTATGGTACAAATTGTTTTCTTTCATTTGCCATCAGTTGTTCTTTTTTTTGTTCAGCAATTTCTTTTTGCTTTTCTTCTTCTTTCCATTTTAATTCTTTCAAAATACGTTCATTTTCAGCCCATCGGAGCAAATCATCTTTTTTCTTTTGCTCAAAGATTTGCTGTTGCTGACTATTATAATCAGCATATAGTTTAATGCTTACAACACTAACTATTAATAATGAAGAAAAGATTGCAATTTTAGGTTTTGAAATTGTAAAAAGTTTCATGATAATTGTTTTCTGAATATATGGGTAGTGAAATAAATTTTAAAGTCTTGCTCTTAAAAGTCCAGCATTGTCATATACTCTTACAATGTGGTCAGTTCTATCTGAAATTGATTTTGCTATTCTTTGCGCTTCATATTCAGAAATTGCACTTGGAACTGTTATTAATATTGTTGAATTATTTACTTCCATATCATAACCAGATTCTTTGCAAATCTTTTTAATTGTGGAAAGTCTTTTATCCATATCCGATTTTTGTCTTTTTTCTTGTTTTATTTCTTCAGCAGATTTTTTATGCTCAATTACTTTTCCATTAGAATCACGAGGAATTAAAAAAACAGACATAGCAAACACAACAATCCAAAATCCACATCCGACAGTCCAACAACTTGGCTTTTTATTCATCAGTTTAACTTTCTGAAGAGTGAATTTCCATGTGGCAATTTAGACATAACAGAATACACTTTTGCCACTCATTAAGTATATCATCCCAAGGTCGATTGTGTAAGTTTTCTGCTGACAATCCGAAAGATTTTAATTCTGGTTTTGAATGATGAAAAGATAAAGCACGACGACATTTATCATAACCACATATTGAGCATTTACCGCCAGACAATTCTATTAACTGATCTTTGCGCTCTATTCTCTTCTTTGCCATCTTGTCTCGATGAGCTTGCTTGTAAGACTCATCCCATTCAGAGTAAGGTGTTCCAGATGGTTTTACAGTCTGTTTATCAATATCTGGCTTAGTGTTTTTACTTCCAAAAGGACTACAATCAAGACAAAATTTTCTATTTGATAAATTGCGAATTTTCCCATCAATCAATTTTTTGAATGGGATTTTATTTTTACATTTTCTACAGGTTCTTGTTTCCATACAGTTGTATACTGCGTAATGAAAACAAGAACCTTGTTATATGGCTCCAGCAGAAGTCGAATCTGCACTCAAAATCTTAAAAGGATTCTGCTTTACCGTTAAGCTATGGAACCAAACCAAATCCTCCAGACGAGATTCGAACTCGTAAGGCTTGCGCCAACGGATTTTAAGTCCGTCGTGTATACCGTTCCACCACCGGAGGATGACTTATTATATCATGTTGCTGGCATTACGCCAGCAACAATCTATTATACCTTATTAGCGAGTTTTATGATAATACATTTTATCTGTTCTCTGGAAAAAATTACTTTTTCCTTCGAGAAATCCTGATTTCTTAAGTTTGTTTGCTGCATCGAGCATTCTTCCTCTAAACGGCATACCTTGTTTTGATGTCTTCTTTTCATATGGCGACAACATATCTTGAAATTCATGATAATAGATATCGGCTAAAGTACTTCCTGATAAACCATCAGTTTCAACATTGAGTTTTTTAACAATCCAATTTTCAATATCAATGAAACGATGATACCATTTGTCATTGACATATCCAGAATCTGTATCGACAATGGCACTGTTGACTTTCATATCATTATCATCAAAGTCATTCGAAACATCTTTCAACACACTTTTCATTTCGGATAATGATAAATTAATATTTGACTCTACTGGATTTGACATTACCGGATTTGATTTAGGAGCTTGAGTCAGTGAAAATAAGAAATTCTCGCTTGTTTCAAGCTCTTTTATAAAACGGGTAGCTTCATCAAGTTTTCCATCCATGATACAAGCTATGACCTTTGAGCCCGTTTGCTCACGAACCTTCATTACAATATTCTCTTCCATTTTAATCCCCTTATTGGATATTTCACTCTATCATATTATATCTAAATTATGCAACTTTGAAACATATATTTTTTTGTATATTATGAAAGATATGGGGTGATATTGATATCACCCCAAGAGCCAGTGCTGCAAATAAAATA